GGTACCTATATCTGTTGCAGCTTGATTTGGAAAAGCAGAGTTACGAAAACAATGCACATCGTCAATAACCGGAACATTTGTATAACCAAATAATGAAGCTATATCCGCCACCGCACCAGCAGCGTAGCTGGTAGCAGTAGCGAATTGACCTATTACAGGGATATTAGACAAATGTCCAGCTGCTCTGGCTATGGCGGATGCGGGTTTTGAAACAGTACCCGCATGACTGTATTCATCCTTCTTACCTTGGACTGAAAGACCTGCAGTAGGTCCAGCAACTTCAACAGAATCGGCCCAAGCGTAGACAACAATGTTTATTGTGTCGGTCGTCAAGCCATTAGCATTGAGAAGACTCCCAAAGCTATTCATGTTAATTATGCCCATATCAGTTAAATCGGTTGAGCTCGTAGCATCTAACCAATTTTTATGGTACAAGAATGGTAACACCATTTCTCCTCCTTGACTGTCTTGCGGATACAGATATATGTGAGGTCGTTGTGAAAAACTCACGTTCTCTAATCTGTCTGCCGCTGATAGAACAATCGGAGCAGGATTGAATACTGGCATTGGTTGATAAGCTGCAATCGCACATCCATAATAAAATGGGGAAGCATTGATCACAAACTTGAGATGTAAATTACATCTCACCAGGTAATAATTATCCAACTTTCTCTTTATAGAGGCATGATTGAAAAATAGATGCCATGGTCTGAAGTTCTCAGTAGCAGCATCAATGGTGGTACCAATCTGCCAGGATTTGGTGTGAATTTGAACCGGTCTGTTTAAAAAATTTCCCAATTCAACATTCTGTGATGTATCCACTTTCGTGTATGACATCGGGTGTGGTATATCAGCAATTACAGTTTCTTCGTTACTGAAAGCCACATTTTGTTCTTGACTAGCTCCTTCTGATGTGTCAGGAGTCATGTCAATCCCAGACTGAACAAAAAAGTCCTCTACTGAAAGAAGATCCTCAATTGGTTCAGTATACCCAAGCAAGCTGCAAGTATCTGTAATTTCACGAGATGTCTCGTTAAAAATACTCGCAAGGCTAACATGAGTTTCGAAATCAGAAGTTTTACCTTCCGCATATTCCGTTTCAACACATCGCAAAGCTTGTGAAAAACGTAGTAAGATTTCTTTAATTTTTGAAGAGTTAAGCTCCTCAGTCTGTTTTTGTGTTTTTTGAATTTTCGACATAAAATCATTTTGCTAATTGACTCGTGACTTTACCACCCGAAGGTAGGCTTACAATCATAGGCCTCAGCACACATGCTCTAGCTACGACAAATGCTAGAACGTTACATATACATATATGCTTCCTCACGAACACAAGTGCTACACTTGTGAGTTTGACATTTTTTATCTGGTACATAACAGGACGATAGTTACGCATTTAAACAGGTAATAACGAATAAAACACCTAGAAGTACTGATCATAAGATGAGCAGTACTTTGAACTTCTTTTAAACTGTTCGCACAGTGAAGCGTAAGTTGGAAAGGTCGAATCTTCAACCCAATCCTCCCAGCCAAGTTCTTTGACTAGATTTTGTAACATTTCTCTCTTTACAGAGAAGGTTGTCTCACCATAGAAGAAATATTCTCGTAGTGCTGTGGAAATCACAGACATTCCTTGATGTTCCTCTGTGACTGCTTTAGAACGATTCCAAACAGTCAACATTTTCTCAATTGAATCATGGTCCAACGGAGCCATCATGCATCCCAAATTATCATCCAATCTCCAAGTTCTTTTCAGAAATGAAGCATCTTTGATATGAATAAAAGGGATACTTTCGGCTTCTTTGTCGGCCATAGTGTAAACTATATTCAATTTAGCAAATGTATCTGCGATACTGGTGTGATTAAACCAATCTGCACTTTCATGTACAGACATAATATTATCATCACCATATGTCATAAGACTCACTTTATCAGCAAAATCTTTAACTGTCTTTTCAGGATTTAACATCCTGTAGACATATCGCATGCGCAGGGAGTTCACAATACCGTTTAAGATAACGGTTAGAGGATTCCCTGAGGGATTGGATCCAAATAATTGAACCAAATCGCCATTGTAATCAACAATAGCAAATGCAGTATCTTCAGCAATACCCCGAATGACAGTAATGTCTTCTTCGGAGTAGTTACCAGAGAGTATACAAATGTATATGATTACTTCAAAAGCTCCTATAATTTCTTTAGGGCTCATCTTCTTATCGAAAGCTTTATAATCTCCAGCAATGATACGGTCTAAACCGTGTTTG